AGTGAAGAAAAATTAATATACGACTTCTTTATGTGGTTTAGACATAACGGAGAGCATTATGTAAACATATCAATAGAAGAAATGATTAACTATTATTTAAAGCAAAAGAAATGAGTGAACAATACGAAGCACCAAAACACTACGACAACACAAATGGAAGCCTTTACCTATTTGCAGAGCAACACAACCTTAATGCGTGGGAATTTGATTGCATAAAAAGAATTGTGAGGTCACGAAAAAAAGGTAACTTTATCGAGGACATAAACAAAACTATTCACGTTTTAGAACTATACAAAAAAGAATATGAAAGCAAAATGTAAACCTTTAGAACCAATTAATGTAAGTTTAGAATGTAAAGATTTAATAAATATTACTCCAAACACTTACATAATGAATGCAAACGATTGTGTTATTGAAAATGGTGAGTTAAGAGTAAAAAGAAAATACGGTAAATTTAAAAGACCAGTTTATAAAATGAATTATGAAGAAAAAGAAATTAATAATTGAAACAATAAATGAAATTTGTGATAAACATAACCTATCACACGAAGTAAAAGAGGATATAATTAAACTATCAAAGAAATCATACGTTAAAGGTTCAAACGATATGTTTAATATTTTTAAATTAAAAAATGAATAATGAAGAAAGTTACCACATTTGACATATTGTTTGGTTTTATTGGTGGAATTATATTTTGGTATTTGGTTTTATTTAAAATATAATTATTATATTTAACTCATGGAAAAACAAAAGATAGTTAAATTTATACTCGACCATAAAACGAGTTACCTACATAAGGGACTTAATTACCCAGTAGACAAAGAAGATGAAAAATTTTATTACTTTACGTTTAATCATCAAGCGGTTAAATATCCGAAATTTTACTTCATGGAGATATGTCACAAATAATTACAGAACTATCAAAGAACCATAAAGACTTTATTAACATAGTAAAGTCTTTTTGCAGTTACATAGACCATGAAGAAATAGTGCAAGAAATGTACATTAAAGTTCACAACCATAAAGTCAAATACCCAGACAAAGAAATAAACCTGTCTTATATTTGGTTTACACTTCGCTCAGTATTCTTAGACCAAATGAGAGCCGAACAAAGATACATTGACTTAGATTTATCTGTTTTTAAAAACATTCCAGAACAAGTAACCGACTTAGATGAACAAATAGCATATTCACAAGTAATACAAAAGCAGACTAATATCGTTAATAAGCAGCACTACTTTGATGCAATGCTATTTAATATTTACTCGAAAGGTGATACTTCAATAAGGAAGTTAGCTAAAGATACTAACATAAGCACTAGAACAATATTTTGGAGTTTACAACAAACAAAGAAACTTATTGCAAAAGAATTAAAAGAAGATTACGAAGATTATAAAAACAAAGACTACGAATTGATATGATAGAGAATAAACCAAAACAAACAAGAAAAAGAAAACCTAAAGGATTAGGTGATACAATAGAACAGATTACAACAGCAACAGGAATAAAAAAGGTAGTTAAGTTTTTAGCAGGTGAGGACTGTGGGTGTGATGAACGCAAAGAGAAACTTAATAAACTATTTCCTTATTTCAAGCCTAACTGTTTAACTGAAGATGAATATAACTACTTAACAACTTTCTTTGAAACGTTAAGAGGTTCGATTAAACCATCAGACCAATCTAAACTTATTGCAATATACAATAGAGCATTAAACCAAAAACAAGAACCTACTACTTGTTCTGATTGTTGGAGAGATATTATAAACAAAATAAGAACGTTATACGATGCCTACGAAGTTAATTGAACCATTTGAATGGTACACTATAAGAATGTATCTTACAAGCGATATAAAGCTATATCACAAGGCTTTTATACTACTTTGTAATAATTGAATAAACAAAACAAAATCAAGATGGCAGTAAAAGGAGGAGCTAGACCAGGAGCAGGTCGTAAACCAAAAGACGAAGAAAATAAGATAAGGGATTTAATGAAGCCTTACTCACTAGATGCAGTACAATGTTTAGCTAATATCATAGTTAATGATAAGTCAAGAGATAGTGATAAGATAAGTGCTGCAAAGTTAATCATTGAATATACTTACGGTAAGCCAAAAGAAACAGTTGAAACAACTCATAACATAAATGAGTTTAACATCAAAGACATTCTTAAGTTTAAATGACAGAAGTTGAAGTAAGTAAAAAATATCAATCATTAATATCAGAGGATTCACGATACTTTGTTGTTACTGGAGGTCGTGGTTCGGGTAAGTCATTCGGAGTAACTATGTTTCTTTTGATGCTTACTTACGAAAGTGAACACACTATACTATTTACACGTTATACTTTAACTTCTGCTCACATATCTATTATTCCAGAATTCTTAGAAAAGATTGATTTAATAGGAATGAATCAGGACTTTCACATAACTAAAGATGAAATTATAAACGTTAAGACTGGAAGTAAAATATTATTTAAAGGAATTAAAACAAGTTCGGGTCAACAAACAGCGAATCTTAAATCGTTAGCAGGTGTTACTACATGGGTACTAGATGAAGCTGAGGAGTTAACAGAAGAAGATACATTTGATAAGATTGATTTATCTATTCGACATAAGACAAAACAGAATAGGGTAATACTTGTTTTAAATCCAAGTACAAAGGAGCATTTTATTTATCAGAAATTCTTTCAAGCAAAAGGAATAGATGCAGGTTTTAACGGAAATAAAGACGACACTACATTTATTCATACAACTTACTTAGATAATGCAGAAAACCTTTCTCAATCGTTCTTAAATCAAATTGAAGATACTAAGAAACGTAGACCAGAAAAATATAAACACACTATTTTAGGTGGGTGGCTAGACAAAGCAGAGGGAATAATATTTAATAATTGGAAGCTAGGAGAATTTAAACAAGTATCTACTTCTATATTCGGTCAAGATTACGGATTTTCAAACGACCCTAGTACATTAGTTGAAACTTGTATTGATACGACAAATAAAATTATATATGCTAAGTTGCATATTTACAAAACACATTTAACAACAAGTGATTTGGCAATACTTAATCATAAGAATGCAGGAAGTAATTTAATCATTGGAGATAATGCAGAACCACGTTTGATTAGTGAGTTAAAATCTAAAGGGTGTAACATTGTACCGTGTGTCAAGTATGCAATTAAAGAAGGAATAGCACTTATTCAAGATTATGATTTGGTAATAGATGAAAGTAGTATTGACTTAATCAAAGAATTAAACAACTACGCATGGCTTGAGCGTAAGAGTGAAACTCCTATTGACAAATATAATCATGCTATTGATGCTTTAAGGTATGCCGTAACCTATCAATTAGTAAATCCAAACAGAGGTAAGTACAACATTTTATAAACTTTTTCGTTAATAAGTATGAAAGTTAAATTAACTATTCCAACGGAGTTAAAAGAAATAAAGCTAAAAGATTACATTCGTTTTATGAATGTAGTTAAAAACTCAAACGATGCTGAATTCATCAATCAAAAAATGGTTGAGTGCTTTTGTGGTATAGATTTAAAAGAAGTAGCTAAGATTAGTTTAAGTGACTTAGATAATTTAGTAGAACACTTTAATAAATTATTCGAGCAAAAGACAAAATTCATAAATAGATTTACATTGAATGGTGTTGAGTTCGGTTTCATTCCGAACTTAGATAAGATTACAAATGGTGAATATATGGACATAGATTCAAATATTTCAGATGTAAACAACTATCATATCTTAATGGGTATAATGTATCGACCTATTACAAACAAGTTTAAGGATAGGTATCAAATCGAACAATACGAAGCTAAAGAGGAATACTTTGAGTTAATGAAAGACTTAACTTTAGACATAGTGCTTCCTGCATTGGTTTTTTTTTATCATTTAGGGACAGAGTTATTAAAAGTTTTGCCACGTTTTTTGGAGGAGGAGGTGAACAAAATGAATTCTCAGAAGAATACCAATTCGGAAAAAAGTGGGGATGGTATCAATGCTTATATACACTCGCTAAAGGAAACGTTACCAGATTTGATGATGTTAGTAGAGAAGAACTTTTTAAGTCATTAACACTACTTACTTTTGAAAACGAAAAGACTAGAATAGAAATTAACCAGGCAAAAAGAAGAAACAAATGATAAACTATTACGACATAACAACAAAGTTAAAAGATGCTTTATTAGATGAAGTTCCTTTTTGTAATACGGTAACTAAAGGCAGTATTGATAGGTTAATGAACGCAAAGCAGGATATGTATCCGTTAAGTCATTTAATGATTAATAATTGCACTAGCAACGGGAATACATTAACTTATAATGTTAGTATCATATCAATGGATATTGTGGATATTAGTAAGCTAGAAACGACTGATATTTTTGTAGGAAATGATAACGAAGATGATGTGCTAAACAACATGCAGTCATTACTAATTAGAATAGTTGCAAGGTTACAAAGAGGTGATTTGTTTAGTGACTTATACCAGGTATCAAACGCATCACTAGAACCTTTTATGGATAGGTTTGAAGATAATGTAGCAGGGTGGACTTTAACAGTAGATATAGTTGTTCCAAACGGTATGAGTATATGTTAAAAAAAGAAGAAACACAAAAGCAATTAGACGAATTTAGAAAGCATGTTATTCAACAAGCTAGAACAAACCTTACTAAGTCCAAAAAGAATTCATCTAAGAAGTTGTATAATAGCATTAATGGTATTAGTAAAGTTAATCCAAATTCAATTAGCTTATACTTTGAGATGTTTGATTACGGTGTGTTTCAAGACAAAGGTGTAAGTGGTGTTAAAAAGAAATACAATACTCCATATACTTACAAAACAAAGATGCCACCAACAAAGGCATTAGATAAATGGATAGTAAGAAAAGGAATTGCACCAAGAGATGAGAAAGGTAAATTAATGAATAGACAAAGTTTAAAGTTTGCAATAGCTAGGAATATATTTATTAACGGAATAAAACCTAGTTTATTTTTCACCAAACCATTTGAGAAAGCATACAAACAATTACCAGACGAATTAATACAAGCATACGGGTTAGACATAACTAAAATATTCATAGATACAATAGATTCAAGAAAATGATAAACATATTTGCACGAAGTCCATTTATAATAGAAATAAATGAAGTAGGCCAAACATCTACTAAGATAGAGTTGTTTTTAACAACTGGTAATTCTTCATTACCTACTTCACCAACTTACACTTTAAATAAACTTATTCCTAGTTCAAACCAACCCGCAACTCATTATAATATTTCTCCATACATTCGTGAGTTTATTAGTTTTAATTCAATAGTTAGTGCTTATGATAGTGATTATATGAATTCTGATACTTATGTTAGAGTTAAATTAAAACGTTATAAAAATATAGGAGCAGGTGATGTATTAATAGATGATATTTCTTATTACGCTTTCGATGGTTATGGATATTATGAAGAGGGAAGCAATCCAGTTTTAATTAAATCACTTATGACTGAGGGAACGTATTATTACAATTATGATAGTACAATAGATTTAGCAACTGATTTCAATTTAGTACCTTCATCTATTGGAGTGCCTTTAGATGGTGCATCTTCTGAGGAGTACAAAGCTACATACACTAATTTAAGAACGGGTACTACTTCTAATATTATTAAAACTAAATATGTTTTAGGCGGTGGGACTTATTTATATCCTCGTCAGTTTGTAAGTGTTCTTGATGCTAATTACGCTGATGGTAATAAAATTGAAATTTTTAATAATGTTACTTCTGCTTTAATAGCTACTTATTATTTTTATCCTAAAAGTGCTTGTAAATATACTCCTGTAAAATGTGACTTTGTAAATAAGTTCGGACAGTATCAAAGAATATGGTTTTATGCTGCATCAAACGAAAGTATTAACGTAACATCAAACGAATATAAATTACTTCAATCTAGCGTAACAGATTACAACACTAAGCAAGGGCAAAAAAGAGAATTTAATATAAACGGTCAAAAGTCTATTAAAGTAAATTCTGATTGGGTGGATGAAGATTTTAAAAATGTAATCAAAGAAATATTGTTGAGTGAAAAAATATTAATAAACGATTTACCTGCTAAGGTTAAGACTAAGTCAGTTGAATTGTTTAACAACATAAACACTAAACAAATTAACTATGCTTTAGAGTTTGAATATAACCACAACTTAATAAATGATGTAATATAATGAGAAGTGTACAAATATACATAGAGGGTGAAAGAGATAGCGAAAACTATTCTGAAGTTGAATTATTTAACGATGAGAATATAAATATTAATTTATCGGTACAAAACATTCAAGACATATCAAAAGTATTTACCGACTTCTCGCAAAGTTTCACCGTTCCTGCTTCACCTGTTAACAATAGAATATTTAAACACTTTTATGAAAGTTCAGTTGTTTTAGATTTATCATTAATCGACCAAAGATTAAGACGAAATGCTTACATTGAAATAGACCGTGTACCTTTTAGAAGTGGTAAGATACAACTAGAGAAAGCTAATTTAGTTAATGGACAGCCAGAAAGTTATTCAATTACATTTTATGGTGACTTACTTACGTTAAAAGATTTGTTTAGTGAAGATAAATTAAGTGACTTAATATTTGAAGATTACGACCATACTTATACAGGTGCTGAAGTTTATAATAGAATAACAGATGGTGTTAGTAATTACGATGTACGTTACCCATTAATTAGTTCTAAGGAAGTTTGGACTTATGGAGATGCAACTAGTACAGATATAAGCACTACAAGTGGTAGAATTGATTATACAGAGTTATTCCCTGCAATTAAAGTTGCTAGAATATTTGATGTAATTGAAAGCACTTATGGAATTAATTTTAACGGTTTATTCTTAACGGATAAAAGATTTACAGATTTATTTTTATTGGCAAAAAATTCTGCAGAGAATAAAGTTTATTCAAGTGTTAAAACAATCGATATAACTGGAGGAGATAGTAAGTATTTTAAATATGCTTCCGATGAAGTAAATATGTTTAGTGGACCAATAGCTGGAGGAGTTGAACAAGCTGATGTAACTTTAACCATTTATAACGTTTCAAATACTTCTGTTAATTGGTACGTTGAAATTTATATTAATGATGTATTTCAAAGATTAATTACTGATAGTGGTAACAAAACGGTAAGTTTATCTTCTAAAAATAATGGTAGATTAAAATGTAATATATATTCTGATGGTGTTTTAACTTTTGATAGTAGATACACTTACATAAAAAAAGAAACTACTTTTACCCCATCACCTCCTACATTAACCGTTACAAGTTTTAATAGTGTAAACGCTTCTAATTCTTTAACTATTACAAGTGATTTAAAAAATAAAATGCCTGAGATTAAAGTAGCTGATTTCTTTAGCGGTGTTTTAAAAATGTTTAATCTAACTTGTTATGCCTTATCGGTAAATACATTTGAAATAGAGCCTTTAGACTATTGGTATCAAAAAGGTGCAGTAACAAATATTACCGAAAATGTAGATATTAATAGTATTGAAATTTCAAAAGTACCGTTATACAAAAGGTTAGATTTTTCATATGAAGAAAGTAAATCATTTAACAATGTTTTATACAAAGAATCTTTATCGAGAGAATACGGTAACTTAAACAACGGATTCGAATATGATGGTGGTGAGTTCAATATTAAATTACCTTTTGAAAATTTACGATTTGAAAAGTTTGTAAGTACGAATTTAACAGTTGCTTACACTTTAGAAGAACAACCAGATTATAAACCTTACAACCCTAAACCGATATTGCTTTATATGTACGATATTCAATCAACGGGTGGTACTGGAATTAAATTTTACAATGGTTCTACTGAACAAACGATAAGTAATTATATGCCTTTCGGTCAAGACTTATTAAGTAACGGTTATAACTACTCTTTAAACTTTGGAGAAGAAACAAGCACACTACTTGAAGATAGTGTACCTAATTCACTTTACAACGTTTATTATAGAGATTACATAGATAATATATTTAACTATCAAAATAGGCTTACTAAAGTTAAAGCAATTTTTCCAACTTCATTAATTACTTCTTTAAAGTTAAATGATAGGTTAATTATTCGTGATAAACGTTATATAATTAACAATATAAATTCAAACTTAACTAATGGTGAGGTTAATTTAGAGTTGATAAATGACTTTAGAGAAATACTTAATTCTAATATTTTCACAGTTCCTAATTATGGAGGTGTTATTGAGATACCTATACTCGTTCCTAATGGTATAAACGATGTTGATGTTACTACAAGTTCAACTGGTGTAACTTTAGGTGCTACGACTAACTTT